AAAATTAACTTCTGGGGAAGATAGTAAGGAATTTAAGAAAATTAAAAATTGATTAAATAAATTGAGTAACGCTACTCTGTTTGCATCACTTGGATTTGCAAAAAATGCTGAAATAGCTGGTATTAATGAATTTAGTAAAGTAATTAATTGACTTAATTGTTGGCTAGTAATAGGAACTGACTGTGGATTTTTACAACAATCTGCTGAAAAAACAATCGGACTGCAGTTATTATGATCAAAACAATCATTATGTTTCATTTATTTCCTCCTTATTTAATAATTTTGAGAGGATATTCTTATACTAAGAAACACTCAATTGTAATGGTGTTGAATATTTTTAAATATCCATTTTCTTAGAATAAAAATAGTTACTAATAATTAAACTATAAAAATTCAGTTTAATTACATTCACAACTCACATAATATAAGTATACGCATCTATTTATCTAGTGCTTAGATTAATTCCCTAATGAAAAAGCGTATTTTTAAAGGAATACGTTATTACTCCTATCAACGTGTTTATTTTGTCAATAAACGAAAAGGCATATTAATTTATAAGTTCAATAATGCCATTCTAGAGTAATACCAAATGAAGTTTTTTGAAAAACTTTAATCTTCACAACCTAGTTGTTTATATCATGAGTTTCTAATAATGCATTTCATTTTCCATTAAGAGCTAATCATTTTGCTTTTGCTGACTAATTATTATTTCTTTGTAACAACTTATACTCATCTTACATACATTATCTTGAATCCTTACTTTTCAAACCATTTAATTGTTCATGACTCACACACATTAACAATATATGAATGGTGTACTGATTCATAGAAGAGTACCATATAATGGTGCTCTTCTTTATTTTTTTGTAACAATTTATACTCATCTTACATACATTATCTTGAATCCTTACTTTTCGAACCATTTAATTGTTCATGACTCACACACATTAACAATATATGAATGGTGTACTGATTCATAGAAGAGTACCATATAATGCAGTGACCCCTGTCAAGTAGACAGGATTTAAAAAGCGCAACTAAGCAACCTGAGTTCTATATTTATATGGACTCAGGTTGCTTAGTTGCGCACAGCAAATTTAACCTCATCTGCTTTGCGGAAGGAATATAAATGAAAGCATTCTGCCTTAAAGTGACTGAAGAAGTTTTACATACAAGCTTTATCCCAACAATTACCTCGTCGAGACATACTTGCCTTCAGCTGATTTTTTTTAAGTAATTGATTATATTGACGAGATGTATATTGAGACCCTTGATCACTATGTAAGAGGATTCCCGTTACATTTCGTTTTTTCTTTACCTTTTTAAGTGTATCTAACACAAGCTTTAAGTCATTTCTACGACTGGTTTCATAGGTAACAATTTCATTGTTGTACAAATCCTAAATAGCTGATAAGTACAGGCGTTGCCCATTGAAAATCAAGTAGGTTATATCCGTTACCCATTTCTCATTTGTTTTTGAAGCTTGAAAGTCTCTATTTAGATGGTTATCTGAAATCACATATGCCTCTTTTTTTCCTAATTACGGCTTTGATGCCTAATTGATTCATCAATCTTTGTATGCGCTTATGATTCAAATGAAGGTTATAGGTAACTTTCAGCCACACTTGCACTCCTCTATTTAATGTTTAACTAAGAATTATAGAAAAAGTCCTTTTCTCTACTTTACATACACATAGGCTTCATTTGCAGTTACATAGTATGTTGTGCCTTTACTGTTGTGTACTTTGTATTGTGGTGAACCATTAACAGATAATTTAGCATCAATAGTAAATCCAAGTCCTTCATCTACGGTTCCTGCTACATCTTTGTCAGACCAAGAAGCAGAATCATAAAAACGAAGGTTGTCCACTTTAGAAACAACACGTTTACCTTCTACAGAACTTGAAGCAGAAGTTTGTTCCCCTTGATATTTAATGTAAGATGGGTTGTTATAAATCCATTGGTTACCACCAAGATTTAACCAATCACCTTGTTTTCCCCATACTTGATATGCTTCTCCTTTATTTAATTGACGAATAACACCATGATTTGTTGATGGTCCACTTCTTAGGTTGACGTTAAATCCTTCAATATAAGCTACTCCTGTTGTGCCTACAACGTTTGGAGATGGCTCTTGTGGTTTTGGTTTAACTGTAACTGTTGCGCCTTCATACGCCTTTTGTACGTCCGCTCTGAATTGTGATTCTGATACACCATGACTGCGAAGATAATCAATCGGATCTTCATGGTCAGTTCCACCTAATTTGTAAGTAATATCTTTATGTGTCCATAAACCTTTGCTTGGATGAATCCCTCTATCTTTTAAAATCTTAGCTAATAGTTTTACATAACGCTCGTAAGAAGATTTAAATTTATCTGGGTTGCTAGTTTCAGAAAGTTCTACGTGAACAAATCTTTTATTTGCAGATGGTCCAGCACCGTAAGCAATATATTTTGTATCAGCAATTTGAATTGTTTCGTTCCAATCTACAGCATAATGAACAAATGCATTTCTCCATGTTCTAGCTTCGTAATTTCTAATATTAATTGCTGGTGCTTCTGGTGTTGCAGTACTATGTGCAACAACGCCTTCATAGGCGCCCACACCGTAGCGATATGCCTGTTTCGGTAAGTCTTGGATGATTAGTACTCTATCAGCAAATGAAGCCGTAGCAAACGAAAATAAGAGTAATAGAGTCATAAATAATGAGCTAAATAGTTTGATTGTTTTTTTCATTGTGTATTTTCCCCTTTTTGCCAAACAAAAAGAGCACCGTCTTTTGACAATGCTCTCCTTATGTAAGGCGTGTATTTTTTATTTGGTATTATGTTTTTCTTTTCTTGCATCACTTCTTTGGATTTTTGCTTGAATTTCGGATGCTACACTTTCTAATAACCATGCAGGAATCCATTTTTCCCAGCCAATTCGTGCACAGTTTGCTGCGAAACTATTAAAAATGTGGTAGCTCAATCCACCGACTACCATGAAGAAAAAGAAATCAGGTAGTTTAAGAGCAATATCAAATAAATGTGCAAGGGCTGGTAATGATAAAAGCACCACGGTTCTCGTGATGCCCTCAATTCCATATTGTGATGAGTATGTTCCATCTAGTTTTGAAGCCTTACTACCAGTAATCCAGTCGAGCATAATAATCCAGCAGTAAATTGAAATCCAAATTAAATTAGCTTTGCCGTAGAGTAAATTAATTATTGTTCCTAATCCACCACCGATAGCACCACCTACTTTAAATTGAGTACTTGTAATAACATCGCTTATATTCAATGCCTTGATGAGTTCGTGAATTCTTTCCAAGTTCTCACCTCCTTTCAAAATTAAGTCAAAATAAAAAAGCCTGCTGCAGCACGCTCAATTTCGATAAAGTTATATGTTCATTTTCTTCCATGCATATTCTAGTGGTTCAGTTCGTGGCGGTTTCATTACTTCTTTTTCAGAAGCACCTCCCTTACCTTGAGATAAATTGTGCATAACACCTTGACGGGTAGAAATCTGTCTAATACCTGTTCGAATCCAATCATCGGGATTTAAAATAACCCCTTGATGTTTGAGAAGTTGCCTAACTCCTGTATGTGAAAAATCAATTGGATTCACCTCAATTATGTTTTAGATGAATATTAAAATACATTGGTTCAAATGCTAGGAAATTTGTATCCTTCACAATCTTTACCCAAAAATCACGCGTGCTTTGTGCAGCTACGGAATCAACTTGTATTTCATTCAAATAGTTAATACCATCTAATGAAATAAGCGCCCAAGTGTAACCGAATTTCTCCATGTACTGTTGAATGGATAGTTTTATATTTGTAGCAGCACCTATGTTGTCATTTACGATTGTCATTTTTACAATACGCTCATTATTCAGCATGTAACCTAAATTCGTTGGATCCGTTGTATTTAATTCTGCGCTATTCATTTTGATTTGTAGGGATGAACCCATATAATACATATCTCCACCATAGAAAGTAGCTTGTTTCTTTGCTAGTAGTTCATTTTCTTTATCATATATTTCTATGATTCCCTCAAACTCTAAAGAAGGAAGTAGAATATCAATGCCTGTATGAGCTGCAGCTACGATGTTAGTAGAAAGGATATTATCTGCAGTATCTTTTAATACAACCTTATAATTTTCATATAGTTGGCGCAGACGTAACATATTGCTTGTTGTCATAATAATTTTATTGATATCTAGCGGTATAAATCCCTCTGCAGTTCCTCTTTTTAAAACAACACCAATTCTTTTTGCTGCTACTGAGTCGTTATCCGCATAATCAAAAAATGTATCTGTCTTTGTGTAAAAGTCCCATTGATTTTCCTTACAAATTGCCATCCACTCTTTATTGCTTTGCGAACCATTAGCAGCATAAGATTCAAGGAATTCAACCTTATTCTTTTCATTTTGATAGATCAGTAAGCCGCCTTCATCTCCTTCTTTTGTAGGAGCATAATCCGCAATAACCTGGATTGCAAAGTTACTTTGTGGTTTATCGATTAAAAGCATAACGTCTTTATCTGCAGAATGATTCATACGTAAGAATCCTTTTTGAACAGCATTGTTAAATGCATTTGATGGTGACATAATCCATTTGGGATTTATAGAATCAAAATCATCTACAAATAGTTTTCCACTTTCTTTTTCATACAAGGATACTTTAGGCTTTTTGATTGAATCTGGTGATAGTAATTCTCCACCTAATACGTCAATAGCATCTATAATATTTTCTTGAGCTTCAATTACAACTGTATGAATACCTGCTGAAAGATTTAATTTCTCATATGCTAAACATTGTTGTAATGGAGATTTAGGAGAAATTGTGTAAGTTTCAGAAGAACCGTCTATTGTAATTTGTATTGGATATCGATAACTTGAGTAATTATTGTGTTCTGAAATAACTCGAATTCCAGTTCCCGAAAATGCAAACTCACAGGTGAAAGGTTCGTTACCGTGATCACTATTATGAAAAGATACTGTATTGTTAAAGTAACCCTTAGAGTTTGCTAGATGATTCCAAGTGCCTGTATATTTAATATTACTATCCGTATCATCAAACCGTTTCCACCCTGGTTCCGGTTCTTTTAATACATCACCAACTTTAGCGCCTAAATCTGCGTAATCAATAGCAGCTAAAAATGTATAATAAATTCCAGGTGTTCCTGGTGGTAGAGCGGAACCTTTTGCTGTAACAGTAACGATATGCTCACTTTTCACTAAATCTAGTTTTTCAAAACAAACATGGAAAGAACTAGAAGTAGCGGGAACTGAGCCAGTAAACTTAGTTCCATCAATACTGACTTCAATGTTAAATTTGTGTTCATGCCACTGTTTAAGCATTATGCGTAAAGATGTTCCGGTAAACTTAAACGAAAATGTGCGGCCCTCTTCTCTCCCTACAAACCAGGCACTTGCATCAATAAGATTTTTATCATCGCCCACTACATCCCATCTTCCAGTTTGTGCAGCAGGAGTTCCGTATAGTGGCATATCGTAAAAAAAATTACCTGGACCTACATTTGCTAAACTGCAATACTTTCGTGTCCAACCGGATTCTGGGTTTAGTAGACTTTTTCCTAATTGATTGGCCATTGTATCCTCTCCTACTTATCTTGTTTTTTTCCAGTTTGAATTTGTCCACCAAGATTGACGGCTATGACGTAGCCATAACTTCGGATCATCATTTTCTTTTTCAATCACTATTAATTCATCTGGTTTTTCTGTATCTAGTACTCTCTCCATTTTGAATCGTTCATTATCCTCTAGAACTGATTCTCGTTCTGCTGTACGTTCAAATCGTTCATATTCCTCTGTAACGATTTCTAATTCATGTTCCCTATCAAATGTATCTACTTCGTTAGCCACGGCTTCTACACTAGCCTGTCGCTCTAATAACTCTTGTTCACTAACGATTGCATATTGTTCAGATTCTCTTGCTGCATGTACAGTTTCAATTACATTTGTATCTGTTGTTATAACTTCTTTATCGGCTGGTGTTATATCAGAGATAATTCCGCCATCAAATTCACGTATACTGGTAAAGGCTTCTTGCTCTGTAATAAGAGCTTGTTGTGTATCCTGTTTATAAGAAATATCTAATGATATATGTTCAGCATCTAAGATAATTGGAACAATGTTAGAAGCGACTTCTTCAATTACTGCAGTTGTATGTTCTTTTATTGCTTTTTCAGATTCAATTGTTTGATCTAGTTTCATCTGCATCAGATTTAATGATTTAGATGAATCATTAAGTAAGGTAATTCGTGTTTCTAGTTCTTTTTGAACACGGCCGAACAAATCGAATTCTGGAAGATATACAGGAATACCAAGGCCCTCAAATAAATCAAACTCTTCTATGTTTGCTTGAAATTCTTTTTCTGTTTTATTGGCAACTTCATCAGTATCTACATGTGTAATAATTAAGCGTTCTTTGAATCCGAATGAAGAAATTTCATCTACATGTGTAAGTATTGCAGTATCTTCCTTATCCGCTTGATCCAGTCCAACTACAGTTGCTTGCAACTCATTTTTCACTTCTGCAAAAGTAACGTCTGGCAATGCACCTTGTAATTCTTTTAAGATACGATGAGAATAATCTGCATCAGTAATATCGGCATGTATTTCATGTAACCTCTCTGCTTCTTCTGCGACAATTGTCTGTATCACGAATATGTTTTGCGATTTATTCGCATCATCAGTTCCGGAAATATCTTTAACAGATAATACCCGTGAAGCATTTTTAACTTCTTGTCCTACCTCTATAGCTGCAGTAAATACATTTTCTTTATGTGCGAATTCTTGTTGATCGGCATAAACAGAATCAAGTGTTTCTACGATACGTTCAAATGCGTGTGTTGTATCTACATTCGCATACCGTGCTTTTGTTCTTGTAAATGATGCAGATTCATTTCTTTCAGTATCAAATACATTTATTTTCTTGCTTACTTCATTACTTGCAATAACATCTGCAGCAAGTTCCTTTGTTCGAATAGAGTGATCCAGGTGAATTCGCTCTACATCTATGTCACGAATTAAATACGCGCTTTCTATATTTTCATAAGGGAGAAGGTTCACGCTTTCTATTTCTTCTAAGCGGTTCGATTCATATTGTGTAGCAACAGAGGTTTCAATGTCTCTTTGCATACGAGCAAATAAATCATAATCCGGAAGATAAACCGGTATACCCATACCATTGAACAAATCAAATTCTTCTATAATCCCTTTAACTTCTCGCTCTTTTGCACCAAATTCGAATTGTGCCGGAGCATGAAGAAGTATTTCTTTTTGCTGTATATCACCAGTTTCATTTTCGGCAATGGATACAGGTAATATATTCGGAACTGCAGTAGATAAAGTAACTTCTGCATGTGTAGCTTTTAGCTCCCTGGTAACAATCTCGCTTGTTTCATTATGCATTGATACAGCTTCATAATCCGTTGTAACTCTGTCGGCCATAAGGTCATTATAAAAACCTTCACCGTATACAATACGCGCAACATTTACCCATTCTGGTAATACTTCCACACCTGCAGCGAATTCACGTAATTTCCCCTTTAGTAAATCATGCTTTATGATCGGTGCAGCTTCATATTCATTCGTTATAAGACTTGTTTCATCAGAAGCGTGTACCATTGCCTCTATCTCGTTTGGTTTTTCGCTCTCTACCCCTTCGATATGGTTTATATCGAAAATTCGTCTATGTTGTTGCGATGCTTCTGCAGAAATTAGTTGAACAGAAATACTGTCCATTCGTTGGGAATGCTGCATTTCAATGTTGGCCACATTTATATTTCGATTTAAATCAATATCAGTTGTATTTGAAATGTAGGCTTCTACCTCTATTTGTCGCAATGCATTCTCTACTACTTCTGTTAAAATCCCTGTTGCTCTTACTTTTGTGGCGGTTACTCCTGTGTTATCTTCTTTAACAGCCTTATATCTCGCATAAGGAGCAATGCAAATTGGATAATCACCATCATTTTTGTTTTCTGTATTTGCTGGTGTAATAGAAAAAGAATAAACTTTTTCATTCTGATCTGGTCCAGAACCAACTACAACAACATGACTTTTTTCTTTGGTACATATAGAAGGGGAAGCAATAGAATAAACTTTTTCACTCATTCTTCTGCTACCCCCTTATGCTTAAATATCTTCTTTGTAGATCGCTAAACCAATTGGATTAAATGGTGTTGCTTTCGCTTGTGTCATAGGACAAACCGGCGTTGTCGGTAATGTGTAGCGATATAATTGAGCCATTTCATAAGCTCCTGTGATTTCAGAACCAATAACCGGTGCTTCGTTAAATGTAACGGTCTTATCTTCTGCATTGTATACATAATCTGTTTTTTCTACTTCTTTACATGAAATGAATAATCTTAACGTTTCGCCCTTTGGCTTATGTTCTAAATGAAATACTTTACGGTGTCCGTCACCTTGTCCAAGTACTTCATCTACAACTGTTTTTTCAATTTCTAGCTCATCGGCTTGTTGGATGTTCTTCGGATGTACTGCATATACATCATCCAGCTTTCCAACATAGCCATCATTTGGATGCACAATATAAATTTGAGATAAATGATATTTACCACTATAAACCGATGGATTAAAGCGTCCTTGTCCACTATCTACTGACATATCATGAGTAATGAAAGCTAAATAATGATGCTGGTACATGGCTCCTGTACTTGATTGTGATAATTGAACCGTTTCGTTTCCGTTTGATGTATCAGAACCGTAATCAAGTGGCGCATTACCAATTTTCTTATTTGGTGAATATACAAATTGGTCGCCTGGTCTGCAGCCGCTTAAAATAATCATGTTTTTTCTTGGTGCAACATCGAATGTATATAATTTCCCGATATACAACGGAACAAATAATGCACGAACTGGATTTGGTGTTGGATCTACACGCATAAACATAATTAATCGGTCCTTGTTTGCGTTCCCATACAGATAAACAACAGAGTCGCGATTTAATTCTTTAGAGAAACGCTGCTCCGGTGTAAAACTAATTGATGTATAAGGGGATGGGTTCACAAAATTGATCGTAGAATATACTTCGCCCATAATACTTTCCATCTTTTGTACATCGAAACTTGTTTTTGCTGTTAATGTATCCAGTGTTCCGTCTTCTTTTGGTAATAAGAAATAAATACCGCTAATCTTAATTGTTGTATCTGCTGCAGGTGCGGTTTTAAATACAATTTCCGTTTCAGTGAACGAATACTCGCTAGGATCAACAATAGTATTATCCTTGTAAACTACGGTCCTGCTTTCGTCAAAGTTAGTGAATGGCAATGCGAAGTTCTTTTTCGTTCCATTTCCATTTCCTAATTCCCCTGATTTATCACCGGAAAGGATCTCTTTTTCAATAAAGTATCGATTAAAAGTAAATAGCAGCATGTCATTGTTTGGCTCGTATGTGTTGGTAGCTAATCTATATTCGCATGTTACTTTATCGCCTTTTGCAATAGCGGTAGTAAATGTTACTTTTCCTGTAGTTGCATCCACCTTATATTTACTCTTCTCTTGTTCAAACCCATTTACATATACAATGACAGAAGGGCCAAGAACAGGAGAAACAGGGATAGAGAAGTCTTTCTTCACTCCATCTCCCATCCCTAATTTACCTAGTGGAGAATCTGCAGAAATAAACCGGCTATCAGTGAAATCAGAATCAGCAGTGTCATACGCATTTGCTATACCGAATCTTCTGCGTTCTCCATCACTTCCTAATGATTCAAACAACCTTACATCAATAAATTTTGAAATGCCGCTCTTAATTTGGAAAAATAGCGTTCGTTTCCAACCGTTATCAGCAAATAGTTTTTCTAATTCTTGCGGTAATGTTTGTAAATATACGACTTTATCAAACCACATATATGTACACTCCTTTATACTGTTTTCTCAAAAATACCTAATCCAGCAGGACGGTAGGCCGTAGCAGGTCTTTTTGTAATTGGTGAAATAGCATCTACATTAAAGAATTTGTAAATGTCGTGCGAATCCGGACAAGTATTCTTTCTAACTTTTAATCTATCGCCATTTAATAGACCTAGTGGAGACAATAGGATCATATAAGGTAAATATCCACGTACACCTTCATCTGGATGAACAATATAAGCGCGTGAAGTATGTACTTTATTGCTATAAACAGACGGGTTAAATTGATATTTGTATTCGTCATTATCTTGTGATTGCCATGCTAGTGAATATTGACCGCCATCTTTGCCAACGCGATCTGGTGGCATTGCATTAGGTGCTACATTCCAAGCAATAAAATGAGCCTGGTACCTTGCTCCTAATCGTGAACGTTTAATAATTACGTTATCAATACCGTTACCAGGAGAACGTGGATAAGACTTCATGACAGGCATGTAGTTTTCTACATTTCTATATGGTTTCGTGTCGTTAAAATCGAATTTGTGTGATGCTGCTTCGTTCCCGGTATCAAATGCGGTTCCTGCCCATAATGCATCCCCTAATGTATCATCGTTAGCGTAACTTTCTAATTGGCCCATATAAAGCGGCGTAACTGGAACTACATTGTTTTCAAAAGCTGGTGTATTATCTGCTTGTATTAACAAAACAACGCGACTTTCATCAACTTGGCCATTAATTCGTACTAATGAATCCGGCCACCAATTTGTTTGAGCATCGGCACCTTGTAGATTTGTATTTCTTAATGTTATTTTTATCCAAGGGGACATCATTACTTGTGTTTCTGCTTCATCATAGGAATATACCTTGTATGAATCCCCCTTTTCAGGGTACTTTTTAATAATATTAATTTTAGTTAATTCTACATCTAATAATATTTTTTCAAATTTATTAGATTCATAAGGAAGAACAAGTGCACTCTCATCTGCAACGCTTGGTTCTTTTTCAATCATATAAACATAAAAACAAGAACGATCCCTGCCACTTTCTAGACGTTTTTTACCGTCTTCGGCAAAAGCCTTCTTTCCTTCTTCATTTGTGAAGTTGTATTTAATCTCTGACTTTTTAAGTGACCATTTTGAAATTTGAGCAATCCCATAAATAGAATCGCTATTGTTCTTCACTAACATGTGTTTACTCATGCCAAATTCAAATTTTGTATCATCGTCAGATCTCTGTTCCATATCTGGATAAACAGCTCTGAAAAATGATTTTACTTTCTTCCATCCGTTAGCAATTACCAATTTAACAATTTCATCTTGGAATTCGCCTTCTGTATACATTTTTTCAACGTATGCCATCTATTTCACGCCCCTAATCTCTTAATAGTTGGTAATTAAGCCATATAGCTTTTTTCTCTGCAGATGCATTATGGTATTCAAACTTTAGTTCTGCATTAGCAGGTATAGGTTTTACAATGGAAAAATTAAATCCCTCCGGCACGTCTTTTACATAAACCTCTTTAAATACTTGTTGGCCATTAACAAATAAATTCCAGTAGTCCGAATCACTGTAATGTGAAGCAGCAACAGAAAAGGCAATCATTTCTGTTTCGAATGGTAATGAAAACTTATCTACATGAATTTCATCATGAATACCAACTCTTCGCCCTTGTATAAATGGCTCTGTTTTTATTGGGAAGTAAGGTGCGTCGAATCTTCCACCAGCCATATAGGTAACAGCAAAACTCATCAATACGCCCCCTTATCTTAAAAAGTGCAATTCAAACCAAACTGTTTTATCAAGAATTCCTTGGTTATGGAATCGAAATACAATTGTGTCTCCTGCTTTAACCGCTTTATAAACCATAAAGTGCATCCCTTCCGGAAGTCGCTTTGTATAAATATCTTGGCAAACGATTTGTCCGTTTACGATTAAATCCCATTTATCATCTAATTCGTAAATGGAAGAACTAACACTAATTGCGTAAATCTCCATATCTGCAGGTAATGTATATTTCTTTTCATCGGTTTTAAACGATGTAGAATCCATAATGAAACCAGGTATGAATGGTTCTATTTTAGTTGGATGAAAAGGTGGATCTAATCGGCCACCGGCTAAATATGTTGTTTCAAACAAGAGCAATCACCCTTTTTCTTGTATTAAAAAATTCCCGTGCATCATTACGACACATCGGGAATTGGTAAATCAGATAGCATACCGTTACCTTTATTAAGAAGTCGCGGCTGCACACGTTCCAATTGTTTTTGTGCATTATATATTAATTGTATCTCCATCTCTTTTCCGGTTACTTTATGGGAGATAAGAACTTTTTCTAACATGCCTTGTGCATTAAAAGCTAAATCGTAGTGTAAGTATTTATCTCCATCGACTGCAGATAAACGAGCACCGTCACGAATAAGCGTATAGCCTTCGGTCATGCCTTCTTTAAATACATCATTTGGATCATTCCCAGGCATTGGTTTACCACCGGTATATATTTGCCTATCGATTAATCCTTTCATCAAATACATAATCGGATCATATAAGTTTTTTTGCATTATCATAGAATCACCCCTAGTTCACCCTCGTAACAGACCATGTTTTGGCTGGACGTTGGATATAATAGTGATTTGCGTCTTGATTTACCCGAGGAAATGATAAATCTGGTAAAGAACCATAATCAAACAAGATATTATTCTTCGTATCCAGTACTTGCAAACGTCCTGTAAGAATCCCTTTTGGGTTTCGTACTGCTTCAAATACGATAATATTCACGCCGTATTCAAGTGGAATATCAACATACGTCGGATTGTTCCGGATGAAATAATTTTCTTCGATTAATTTATCATTACAGTAAATATTTAATAAATCGCCATCCTCTAAATCCCAATCCCAAAGTTTTAAACGTAATGTATCTACATTTACTGTAATATCGGTTATATCTGTATAAGGAGCAGGTTCATACCCATAGTTAACAGTTAAATCTAAAGTTTGATAGAATCCATCGTCTGCAGAAATCATTGTATTAATCCCTTTAACAAAGTAATTCCACTGTTGACCAGAATCTCTATTGTAAACAGAAATAACATCAAATAATTGAATCCTTGGATCACCAACTACTGCTACTGTTAATGTTCTGAACTTCTGAATTGTTTTTAAATGATAAGCTGCAGCAACCGCTCTTCTTGCAAAGAACGTTGTCGCCCAGGGAACTTCTATCATTTCCTCTCGTAAATCACCCTGCGATACATTTTTTAATAGAAACGAATTAAGAAATCCGTTTGCGTAATCTCCACATTTAACAACAATACTGTTACTTATATCCTGGTCAGTTAGCTGCATATCTAAAGAGATAAGATTTTCCCCTTCTCTAAAACTAAACTTTGCAGGTTCATTAATTGCATAATCTGGCATTTTCATAAATGTACAACTTCCGTCTGGTTCGTGTTTAATGTAGTGGAATGTTGTATCTATAATATCGCGAACAATTTCATCCCATTTTTGAAATCTTTTACCGGTTGCTCCTTCAACAATCCAACTTTGATTGGTTCCAGGAATATTTACTCTGTTACCATGAAGGACAACTCCGGCTTTTTGGAAGAAGAACTTCACAACATCATAAACATTACCGGTAGGTGCAACAATTTCATCTGATCCAGGTGTTGGGATTACTGATTTATGTAAAACCTTCTTATAGGATGTAGTGCAGGTAACTGAAATCGTGCCACTTTCGGCATTTACCTTTACATCAGATACAAAACCATGTATATACGGCAAAGCTTCTTCACCGTAGCCAATAGACACTTTAAATTCAGTCTGCGGATATAGCTGGTTTGTATTTGTTACCTCACTGTTATAAAACCATTCCGAAATAGAAGAGAACTTACCATACCAGTTATCAGGAGCCATTTGACCGTATTCATTCGCAAAGGTAATAGTAAATGTACTAGCAAACTGATCTGCGTTCTCCTGCACTTCTAAGCCTATTACACGGTGTTGTATTTGTACGTAAGAAGAAGAGTCTCTTCTTTTCATATAAACAATTAAATTAGGGGAGTTATTCCCCACTTGGAAATAGCTCCCCAACATTCTAATTAAAGAAATAGATCCTTCTCTCACATCCCATCAACTCCTACTCCTGCTTGTGACATAGATATTAATTTACATTTTGCTATGACTAGCGTTCCTTTTCGTATTGCATCTACTTCATTCGGCGGAATAATACCCCCGTAGGTACCGTAATCACCTGTAATAATATGAGGACGGTATATTTCCCTCATGAAATCACGCCAATAACTGATATCTTTGAATAGAGCCGTGAATTCAACTTCACAGCCTTTATTCCCCGCACTCTGGTAACGAGGATATCCGTGCATGACATTATAAGTTTTTAAGCCGTCTAGTGATTTCGGTAATTTTGTTTGTTCAATCTTTTCGATATTAGGTACATGCCCAAAAGCATAGTAATGTACGTCGCGTATATATGCTACATCAGAAGATCCATAACCGATTGTTGTAAATTCAATCGTTTGTGGACCTGCACCTACAAAGATTTCTCTCGCTTCCCAATCATAAGGACCTCGCGCTCTGAATCTCTCAATCCCATTAACCCGAACAACAAAGTATTTATTTGGTAGCATTCCATCAGAACCAATAGGAACCTGGGACAAAAACGAAAAGTTATATGTCCCTGGCCATGAGAAATCAATGGTATATCTTATTGTGTCTTTTAACTCTGCAGCCTTTCCTAAGAGATGGTATGAACCAGCTCTTCTATGCAATGTTTTTAATATACTCATACATTTCGCACCGCCATTCCCATTAGATCATCAGCAACTACGTTTTGTAGCAGCTTTCTCATTTTTACAAAGTCGTCTGCAGATTGTAGTTTTTCAACAGCGACTTTAAATGTAGCATTTTGAATTGTTACGCCATTATCCGTTTTCTTCTCAACGTGGGTTTGTCCAGCAAATGGATGTGCAGTTTTACCAATTAAATCAGCAGAACGTGCGCCCATTTGTCCAATTTGATTAGATACATCGGTCACTAGTTTCATTGGTTTAGGTGGAACGACAGCTTTATTTAATAGTTCAGAAGCTTTGTCTACTGCAGGAATCATTTTTTCCATCCCTACACCAAGACCTTCTGTAATATAGCCCCCGTATTCCATCATTAACCGGGATGGGCTTCGGATACCAAAGAACTTCAATACGGCTTTAGGTATTCCCGAAACAACGCCTTTAGCTTTTTTTACAAGCCAATCTGCCATGCCGGACATACCTTCACCGATACCTGCGATAATATCTTTTCCCCAACTAATTGCATCTTTTGCTACATTTTTTACTATAGAACCAACCTTACTAAATACATCTTTTACAGTATCTACAACCCCTGTAAATGCACCAGTGATTGCTTTCTTTATAGTTTTAAAGCTACTAACAATAAATTCTTTTATACCGCCAACAACATCGGTTATTGTGTTATATAATTTGTTGAAGTTAGTAATTACAAAACCAACAAATTCACGTACTGCACTAATGATTATGAACTTTATAAAATTCCATGCCGCTTGAATAAAGTTTTTAACTGCATTCATCACGGAAGTAATTATGTCTTTAATGAAGTTGAATGCTGTTTGAACAGTATTTTTAATGAAATTCAATACAGTAACAAATACTGTTTTTATAAAATTCCATGCTGCAGAAATGATAGTTTTAATAACATTCATTACTGTTGAAATCACATTTTTTATGAATTCAAAAGCAGCACGAATAAATGTTTTTAAGAAATTAAGTACAGTGGTAAAAATCGTCTTAATGATATTCCACGCTGTACGGAATATAGTCTGCCATAATTTAACGGCTGTTAGGAATAGAGTCTTATAGAAGTTAAAAGCGCCTACTAAAATAGTTTTGATTAGGTTTAAAGCGAAAGAGAATACAGCTTTAATTGCATTCCAACCAAAGGTAATTATATTTTTCATTAAGCTAAAATAAAATTTAACTACTTTTACATAACCATCCCAAGCTTTAGAAAATATTTTACCTATGAATGACATTGCAGAACTGAATACCTTTTTCGTGCCTTCCCAAAATCCAGAAAAGAACTTGGACAACCCATTCCAAGCGGATTTTGCACCTTTAACAGTTGCATCCCAACCTTTAGAGCAGGCATCACCAAGCCATTTAACTGCTTGTTTGGTGTATTTAACAATGTCATCCCAATTTTTATAAATTAGATATACTAATCCTACAATTGCTAGTATGGCGATCGTCCAAGGATTCATCAGTAAGGTCATCATGGATCTGCCCAACAGCGCTAGAGCTTTCCCAATTCCACCAAACATACCGATAAGTTTAGGGCCGACTTTAAGAATGCCTGTAAATAGCATTGGTACTTTAGTAAGTATTGGTACTAGGAACCTTAATGAACCAACAAATGCACCTACTCCACTTGTCATAAAGCCCATCATGGCGACTAGTGGACCTAATACAGCAACCATACCTAAAATTGCTACGATACCAATTTGAATTGGCTTAGGAATAGAACTAAAAGCCTTTGCAGCAACTTCTACTGCTTTAATGATTGGAGGAAGAGCAACTTCTGCAATGTCTAAAATGGCTTGTCCTAACGGTTCTAATGATGCCATTGTAGTACGAGCAAGTTTCTGCCAACGAACACCAAAAGCTTCTTGCTGCGTTTTCTGCATTTTTTTCATGCTGCCATCAACGTTTTGTAATGCACCATCAGCGTTATTTAGCCCTAATACAGCTTCTGCACCCATGTCTTCCCATTTTGTACCGAATACAGCAACACCAAGCTGGTTTGCTTTTACTTTATCGTCCATCTTACCTAAATCACCTAAGACGGCATTAAATACATCTGCAGAAGTTCCTTTACCTTTATTGAAATTGTCCCAAACCTTTTGAGTTTCTGGGCTCATTTCTGCAAAGGCTTCTGTTACACCTTTTGACCCATCTTGTACACGAATACCGAATTCTTTCACAAGATCGTTTATGTAATCGAGATTATATGAACCATCTTGCGTTCCATTTGCCATAATGGTAAACATCTCTTCTGCAGAAAAGCCTGCTTGTTTAAATAAAGGCGCGTATTCGGAAATGTTATCGAACATTTCATTTGAGAAATTTAAGCCTGCTTGTCCACCAGAAGCTAGAAGGTCAAATGTCTCTTTTGCACTTAAACCGAACTGATTCATAAGCTGTCCGGCCCCTCGTGTAACCTCATTAACATCTGTATCAAAAGTTTTTGCAAGAGTCATAGCGTTCTGCGTAGCTCCCTGCATTTCATCGAAAGAAAGATTCTTCATGTTTTGACTTACTTGTATTACAGCTTCATCAACTTCTTGAATACTTTCTCCAAATCCATCTTTCCAGGTATCTTTTGCAACATTACCAAGCTCTTTTGTAGCTTCTTTTGATAAACCAAGTGTAGATTCTAGCTTTCTATTAGAAGCATCAAAATCAGACGCTACTTTTACAGCAGCTGCACCAATACCAGCTAAAGGCAATGAAACACCTGCAGTCATATTTGCGCCTGTTTCTTGCATCTTGCTACCTACATGGCTAATTGATTCCCCTGCTTTTTGAAACTTATCATGCATTCCATTTGCAGTTTTTTGTACACGATCTTCGAATTGTTGTAAATCTTTATAAGCGCCTTCTGCTTTAATACCAATCGTTCCGAACAGTTGGAACATTTCAGCTAACATTTACGCACCCCCTTTCACGGGGCCGATAACCATTTTATTCTTCATCGTCTTCTTGGAAGTGAGCCATGATTTGAGCAGCATGCGCTTCACATTCTTCTTTCGTCCATACTTCACCCATTTCATAAGATGATTCTTTATCGTCCTGGTTGTCAGTTAGTCCAAAAGCTTGAAGATAATCATTAAAAGTAGTACCTTCTTCAAGTTGACGAGTTTGAAAGCCAATGAACGCCATCTTCTTCCACTCATTTAGTTCTTCTTGCTGCTCTTCTCGTGCAATTAAAAAAAACAGGTCCATTAAACGCGAATACGGTATTGATAAGACATAATCATCTGTCCATCCATACCGTTTTTGGATTTTATCGAAAGCACGTAACATATTTTGTTCGGCTTCCTCTAAATATTCATCTGAATTTTCATTTACGCTAGGTTCGGCGCCGCTGCTGATTGGCTCCATTTCTCGCTCTGAACTTTCACGAGTCCCTTGACCTGGTTGAAAAAAGTCATTAAGTCTTCACTTTCTAATAGGCCCTGTATAACAGCAACCATTGCTTCCGGAGGGAACTGTCTAAATTCTTCTGCTTTCACTTTTAATAAACTAGCAAAGAACTCTGTAAAATCATCCTCACAAGCAGGGATCATCGTTAGAACACGGAAAGCAAATTCTAATCCTTTTTGTTGCTGCTTTTCTTTAAGTGCAACTAATTGCGCTTGTTTTTCTTCTTCTGGAAGCGATTCTGCTGCTTTAGTTAGTTCATCCATTGTTTGCTTATCCTTACCGAAATCAGCAAAGTTAGCCATTGCGCTGCGTCCAACCTTCGAAATAATCTTAGCGAATCGCCAAACATCCGTTACATTTAATCTTCGCATTGTTACTTTTTCACCTAAGATTGTAATTTCTGTACCGGTATTCATCATTTTTTCTAATATAGAAGTCATTTTGTCCGCTCCTTTTTTGTATTCCGTTCGTTTTATGCAATAGAAAACCGACTACCATTTATGCGGTAGCCGGTGCTTTTTGTACTGTTGCTTTCTTTTTCTTTGGTAAATAGATTTCGTATGGTGGTGTAGTTGGTGCAGATTCACTGTAATGACCGATAAACTTACATTTCAAACCAACCGTTCCTTTACCGTCTTTTAGATCCACTTCAATAGATGAAACTACCATTGCATTACGAATTACAAAAATTACTGGTAACTCACTACCCGAAATCATACCGATTAGTGCGATATCATGGTAATTCGAATCTGGAATATCATTTGAAGGTTTCATAATATCGTAATCAGTTTCAGTTGTACTATCTACCGTCATCCCTGGTAAAGCTAACTGCAGGTTTTCTTTTGTAAACTCTACTAATGTAAGTTCTACATGCGGCTCATCTTTTAATAACCACTTACCGCGTACCATTTTACCTAGTACACCATCAATATCTGCATCATAATACTCACGATCAAAACCCACTTTAGTTCCGCCTGTAGTCGCTCCTACAAGTTCACCTAATTCTTTTACACTTTTAAACCCTTTGTACATGACACCAGGACCGATAACAAAATTATCTGTAGTCCCTTCACGGACACCATTAATTAATTTCCAGCTCATTTGCCCTACCCCCTAATACAAGTCCGTTCGCGTGGTTCGGACAAGAAATTTCGCATTTATATGAATGATAGATGGGTCTTCATCTGGTACCGGCAGTTTACCTGCACGATGTATAGAAAGTATTCCATCATCTTTTAAACCAACTTCTCTATCTAGTAACTTTTCAATACGTGTAGCAATTAACTTTGCCTTATCGTAATCCCCATTATCACAATACACATCGAAATTTAGAATCATACGATCTATAATTTCAACATCATCGGGATTATCTGCTTCAATTCTCATAACTACATAAGGCATTTCCATATCATCTTGTGCAGTTTGGAATGAAAGAGCAGGGCCTTTGTCCTCGCCTTCACCATATTCAGATAGATTAGCTTTTATTATTTCATCGTTCTCTACAAGCATTCTAATAGCAGCAATAGCATTAGACATCTATTACCCTCCCATCATTCTCTTAAGTTCTCTACGTTCTTTTTCAAACGCCTTTAATAGGAATGGACGGGCTTCCATATGACTTGTACCAGTTTCAAGCCATATTGCTTTCTGCAAGTCGCTTCCTACTGCACCCAATACCTCTGATTGTGACCGTTTAACATTGTATTTAATCGAATTTAACAATTCACCTGTACGAACAGCAGGAGCTTCACCTGGTTTAGAAGCAGTATATTTACGACTCGTATGAGGTATTTTGTATTGTTTACCGCTACGGCTACCCATGAGATTCTTCTTCACTTGATTTTGTAAATGAATAGATGCTGCTGTGACCTTTTCAACACACATAGCGTTAATATGCGTCTTGATTTGCTCCATATTGCTTGAATACTCAATTTCTACTGAATTAGCCATATAGAATCATACCTTTTCGCAATAAATTTCAATGTGGCGATTCATAAACGCAGGATTGCGCGGTTCTCCTTTAACTTCAAACGTATAATCAACACCTAATTCTTCACTTTTGAAATGAATACGATCATTAGGTTTAATTTTGTAAGAAGCAGGCGCATATACCTTAAATGTTGTATCAAAATTTTGTTTATCACGCTTAAACCTTTCATTATCAGCAGCAGAATTAGTAGTTACACGACAAGTCATATTCTCATAAATGTCTTCTTCTGTTTCTGCATAATTACCAGAGGATTGTTTCTTTTTCATTTTTCGTTTTACAACTACCTCATGAATATATAAATCATCCATTCCACCATCATCGAAATACATTTCGTTCATGTGGCCATCACCGGCTTAACTCTTGCTCTAAAGCCTTTTAAACCATTGAGTATCTTATTGTTTGTAGCTGGTTCATCTAGTGTTTCTGGGCTAATCTGGTACGAATAATCGCCAATGCTCTCCGTTGTCTTCATACCTTTTCGTTGTAAGTTAGCACGAACTACTGCAGAAACAACCAAATCAATAATACATTTCTTCATAAGTATCTGCAGATCATCATAATCTTGTATCTTATATTCGAATTCATATAACTGATTTTCAGATAAACCGTAAACAATACGCCCATTTACAGTAATAGAATCGGTCATATCTTGTTTCGAACTAACATGAGTTACTTTTGCTATAGATTCAGTAGGAAAAGAAAGCCAAGCTAGTTTGCTTGTTTGAATGACTTCTTTCATTGGATTCTCCGGCTTAACTCTTAAATACTTCCTAACAATAACTGCGTAGTAATCTATTAGATCTTGAATAACCTTATCGGGCATTTTCTGCACATTTACGCGGTCTTTAATGTCCTGCATGGTAATATCCATTATGTTTCTTTCTCCTTCTTATCGACTTCTTTTACAAGTTCAAAATGTCCAGTACTTACAAGGTAATCAGCTTTATCATTTGCAACTGTTTCTTCTTGGCCATTCTTAAACTTTTGTCCATAAGCGGTGTAAGTGCCACCGAATCGCAGCGTAACTACTTTCACAATTAACACCCCTTTCACGAATGTAAACTAATTATTAAAAGTTTACTTTTTAACACGTTTATGATTTCCAACATATAGTGCTATGAGCATTCACAATATAGTCTAGGTCATTGCCGTGTTTTTTCTTATTAAAAATACGAATGTAAACTAATCAATGAAAGTTTACATTCGTATTGTTTGTTTTATTGGTTCTGTCTCGTTTTCCGTTAAAAACAAGAAATTATTAAAAAAGTATACATTCAAAACCCTAATAACAAAGGGTTTATTACCATAAAAAATACGCCTGGATATTAAGCTCCAAACGTATCCGGAATATTTGTTAGGATTGCTACTGCATCCAATTCTTGAATTACAGCATCATCATCAAAGTGAATTACATAGAATCGTTTATCTTCCATTACTGCAGATTTACCTTCTGTTGTTTTACGAATACGAGTTTCGTATGTGTTAACAGCAATAAAGTTACGTGGATCTGCAAGAATAATAACATCATCCGTTAAAGAAGGAACTGTAACAATTCCGTATCCCATCGGTTTATTAACTTGATCTCCTGCTCCAAGTAATGCAGCGTCACCAGCACCTGTAGGACGATTTGTTAAATACTCAATCCATTTTTCTCTACGATTTGGCGACATGATCCAACGTAGATTACTATTCTTATATTTGTTTGGCATAACACCAGATAACGCAAAGATTGAACCTTTACCAAATCCATTTGCTTTTGCTTCTTCTCCTGTACCAGTCACTAATTTAGCGTGGTCAATAATATGCGATTCTTTAGATTTTAAGATTTTCTTTAACCAACCATCGTTAATTGATAAGAATGGATCCGATGATTCAATATCACCATTCCAGTGTAAATCCTCTAAATCAACCCCCGTTTGAGATGACATAAGAGTCATTACTGTATCTTCAAAACCTTCACCTTCAATATTTTCACGAAGAGTTTCTTCTGTAATTTCCCAAGGTAGGCGGAGTGCTTTTGTATTGTATGGAATAGTTGATGTAGTAACACCTGCACGGTAATCCTCATCTTTATTTTCTGTTTTCTTACGTAGAATGCGGCCGCCAATACCAACTTTATCAAGTACACCTTGTTTTGCTTTACGCATCTCTTTTCGATGTAATTGAGAGAATGGTGTTGCGTCAAATGCCATTCTAAAGAATTCTTTGCTTTGCTCTGGATTTAATAAACCAGAAGAAACTGAACCTGTAGTAATTGTCTTTTCAATTTTAGATAAACGATTTAATAATTGTTGATTGTTCATATTGTTTATTCCTCCTTATATTACAAATTTAAATTTGAGAATACTGATTTTTTTATTGGTTGTTGTCCTGGTGTAACTTCTTCATCTGGATCTAAACCTTTACGGATAGAAGCAGCATTTTCGATATTTTCAATTCGCTTTGTAATTGGTTCTAATGCTTTTTGAATAACTGCTGCAGCTTTTTCTTCCTCTGTTTGCTCTTCTGGCGTCGGTTCTACCTCTTCACCATTCACCTGTTTTTCAATCTTTTCTAACTTAGTAGCTAGTGGTTCTACTGCTTGTTTAACAATCTCTGCAATATCTTCTGCTTTCATTTCATCTTCCTCCTGTGGTGAAGCAGCTTCTTTTATTTCAGTAATTAAAGCTAATGCTTCATCTAATTTTGTATGATTCTTTTGGGATAATACTTTACCCGCTTTTTTAATACTTTCTAAAACAATGCTTTCTGCTTGTACACTGTCTTCTGATTTCGCAATGGTATAACCACCTTTAATAGAAGAAAGTATGTCCTTCATATCATCAAGAGCAGCTACCATACGATCGATATCGGGATTACTTTCCCAAATCTCCCAATAGAACACATCTTCAAACAAATTAAAGACAGCTCGTAAATCACGCTTTTGTTTTTCATCAATAAAGCGGTCTTTTACTTCGCCTTTTGTGATTTTGTGAGTTTCACCTTTAACGAAATCTAACATCTTTCGAATAAGGCCTTTATCTTCATGAGTAAAATCATCAGTCTTGGCGATTTCTACTCGTTCACCAAATCCACCCATAGAAAAACCGGTAACTTCACCTTTTTTAATTTCTTCCCAGGTGTCTGCATCATCAACACGAACAGTCATAAGCCATGTTCCTGCTTGTACTTCTTGTTCGCCTACTGTCATATCACTTTTAGCAATCCAGTTTTCAACAACTGTCCCTTTACCAGCGATTTCATCATGTTGCTTGTCAATGTGTTGGTAATTCTCCATAAAGGTATAAGCAGCCTTTTCAATTTCTTCTGCTGTCATTTTATCCCCGTGTGAATCTTCTACATCAGGTTCATATACTACACCTGTAACAAGCTGCTTCTCTTCCTCTGTTTTAAGGATTGGAACTTGCTTTGATATATTTGGTTGTTTAGCAGATTCGCTTTTCATAATGGCGAATTGACGACCATTAGCGCCTTTTGTAACTAATGAAACATAGCTGATATTGGCGTTTTTTAGTTCGTATCCCATCGTTTTACCTCCTTCCCTATAAATATTGGGGTTCCACTGTCAAAACGCATAGCAGCCAATTTAAAGCCTTATACGTTTTGACGATGAAACCCCAATTAAATAGGTGTATTTTATTACTCTTCTGAAATCATAGTACATCGGCAATGCGGATGAGCTGGTGGGCACATCTTTCCATTACTAAATAGATCATCAATATCTACCGTTTCCCCATGTAAACCACCACATTCTTTACAAACACGCTCATCGTTTCCTGTAAGCCATGTTTTCTTGTTTCTATTTGCGCCCTTATAAGCAATTAAATTGCCGTAATTCATTGCATATGTAGTTTCTGTACGTGCAATCATCATCGCTCTGTAGTTGCTCGCTTCTGACATTACATCTGCAATGGAAACACTTAATGCATCGACACCCATTCCCTCACTAAGATTCTTTAGCATTGTTTCTCTTAATCTATCTTTAGTGGTTTCATGGATTCCCTTTGCTAATTCAAAAGCGTAAGTAGCTACCCATTTTGCAGCAACGTCACCAATTGGATCTAATACCATCCAGGTTAAACCGTTAGAAGCTATAGTACTCTGTACAAACTCTGTTACATCATCCTGTAGTGTGTCCGTGACTTCATCGACAAACATTTGTCGTTCCTCATCCCAATCAATACTATCAAGAAATTCATCAACTTCTGCTTCATTAATTACAGGAACAAATTCTTCATCTGCTTTATTAATACGAATTACGGGAAGCAGGTTTAAGAGCCGTTTTCCCTGTTCAGAAAAAAATCAGCTACCTTCTTTTGCATAGCTTTCTCTATTTCTTCATGCTTTTCCCTAAATGTATTAATAGCAATTAAGTTATCTTGCTCATTATCTGCAGCTTTTGCAATTGGTTCCGGTAGAGAAGATTCAGTTGTACCATCAAAGAATTTATCCCCTTCTGGTACAGGTTCATAACCTACTACCTTACGGGACTCATTCAGTTTTAATATTCCACCTTCATAACTGTCTTTTGCATACTTTAAATCCGCTTCACGGTCATCCGTATCAATTTCATTTAATTTGAAATGCCAATCTAAACTACCTAGTATTTCAGCGAATACACGGAACAATTGATTGTTCAATCGATGCTCTAGGATTTCTTGACCAGGCTCTATAATAGAGCGCTTGTACATCTCGTTCATTTCTTTAGCAGTTGTTTGCCCCAATGAACCTGTCATAGCCCAGCCGATACGATAAGGCGGTACACGATGGGCCACACATATCTCCATTGCGCTATCCTGTTTATATAAACGGAAACTACCTTCTTTTACATCTGGACTAATCTTTTCTAACCTTGCTTTCGCACCATCTGGCACAGGTACAACGGCTAATTTATGATGTTCTCCTTTTGTTTCTGCAGAGAAGAATGCTTTCAGTTCATTTTCTGTTCCAGAATCTACTTCATCGACTCCCTCAAGAAATAAAATGGAATCCGGGATGGTTTTACCTGTAAAAAAGTCGATATTGTAATCTCTTGCTGCTTGTGAACCCACTATTGAACCTATAGAACTAACGTAATTAGGTATTCCATAATAAGAAGAACGAGAACCAAATTTACGAATAACAATTACTTCTCCGGCTTTTTCTGTTCCATTTCCTGCAAGATCATCTGCACCTAAAGGCCTACCATCAGCAAGATGATAATCATTTGGATAATTAAACTTTTTAAACCAGATTTCTTTATTGTTTACAATTTGAGCAAAGCGTATTTTGTCCTTATGAGCACGTACTGTATGTCCTGGTATATGATAAAGCTCTACCGGACTTTCACCTTTATTATCACGAACAACTTCAATAATGCCCCAGCCAACTGTTTCATAATCCTCCCATACAGCTCTAAGAATTTCTGAACTTGTCATTTCTGGGTTGCACTTCCGCATGAAATTTTTTAGCATCTCATATTGCTCCTGGCTCGCTGCTTCTTTCACTTCTTCAAAAGGTGCGAAGTCAAAACCGACACCTGCAATATCATCCACTTTGGCACTAATACAAGCAGAATGAATAGGGTTACTTTCCTTTATATCCATCAGTACCTTCATATCATAAGGGGGCTTAACCAATCCCTTATCTCCATATATTTGTGCGAATGGGTCAACTGCCATTTGTTTGCTGTTATCTTCCTTATTTTTTGGATCATCTGCAGCTTTATTAACGCTAATTACTTTTACATTATTTATGGTTTTCTTGTCGCTCATATCCTTTGTATGTCCTCCTTTCTTCTATTAATAGAGCAAAATAAATAGCCGAACAATAAATGCTCGACTACATTCTTTTAACCTTTCCACCCATAACTACTTTACGTTTACTCATATCGTCCTCACATGCATAACGAGTCATATCGATACTATGATTGTCCTTATCTTGTAATCTGTTTTTCGGATTACCATCTTTATCAACTTCATAATCAATATTTTCAAATTCACCTGCAGTTTTTGGGCAACGCTCAGGATCAATTATGATTTCTACTAAATCATCTAACCATTTTTCTCCGTATTCAACAGAACCAGGCCCTTTAATTGCACCCTTGATTTTCTTAATATCATGATCGTTTTTCATTTCATCGATTGATTTTGGTTCAGAAGAATCCGCAATTATTTCAACATCATCCCAGCCGAGTTTCTTTATCTTTTCAGCTAATGAACGATTACTGATTTTAACACCATGTATTTCACCAAATATATAAAGCTTCCTGCGTGTTTTGTCATAATGCATACGACCAAAAGACAGCGCGTCATTCCCATAACCCCAGTCAATTCCTTGACGTATATTATCAAATGTTTTAATTTCTTTATCTGTAATACGTCTGAATTTAAGGTTACTAAATGGAACAACACCACTGCCTGTCGGTTTCCCTTCATATTCATGTTCGTATTGCTGCGGTTTCAGCCTTTTCGTTTCTTCTGCTTCTTCTACAAACTGCTTAGAAATATGCGGGTTATCATGGTATGTACTATGATGTACAAATGTATTCTTTGGTCTGAATTGCGTTTCAAACTTCTTATTAACCCAGGATTGTTTTCTCTTCGGTGGGTTGTATGAGTAATACATTTTATATCGCAATCCATTCGGTAATTCTTTACGCAAAATAGATTTTTCTATTGTAGAAACATCTTCTTCTAATTTAAATTCGGCCAATTCTTCAAACCATGCAATAGCAACTGGATATTTTGCTATCTTAATAGATTTGATTTTTGCAGGGTCATCAGCGCCACGGAATATCATTTTGTTTCCACGCGGCTTATAAATGATTTCCATTGGACTTTCTTTAAAACGAAATAAATGCTCTACACCTAGTATTTCTATAGCTTCTTTTATTTGCTCATAGCAAGATTCCCTTATTGTATCCTTTACTTTACGTATGCAAAGCACTGTAATAGGAAACTGAATAAGATCCATAACAATACAAATGGATATATCAGTAGATTTACCCGAACCACGCCCGCCTTTACAAACGATTTTTAATATCGATTCACATTTACGAGCTAACCAAACTTGATGAAATGCCGGTGGCAGTATTTCACCGATTTGCTTTTTAGACATTTAAATCACCACTGACATTATCTACAATGACAACTGGATCAATATTGTTATCATCATTATTAGTATTAGATTTAATTTTGTCGATTTGAACCTGGATAAATTCAAGTTTGGCACGTCGCTCATCATCTATATTTGCTAATCTGTCAAAATCTCTAATAAGAGCAGACAAAGTAGAAAGGGCCTTAGATTGAGCATTTAAGAAACTCGCTTGCTTATCCCAAGCAAATTGAATTTCCCACTCTTCTTCAAATCCGCTTTCACTAAGTTTTTTCTTTCTTAGTTCCTTTGTCATGTCCTCTTTATTATTAACGAACATAATACGTTGAGCATGAATGATTTGAGCGTGCTGCAACATTATACTTTCCCATAGAATCGATAAAGGATCATTGTTAATCGCTTCCTCTAGCTCTTCTTTTAAATCATATAATTCTTTTGGTAAATACTTTCTATATAAACCATGAGTAGCAGCATTACCATTACGCAATGGAGCAGAACCTCCGGGATTACCAGCAGCGTTTTTATTGCCCTTTTTAGCTCCACCGCGATTGTTTACAGCATTCTTATTACCTTTGGGTGCTCCTGGTTTCTTTTTGGAGTACTCCGTATCTTTCTTTGGAGTACTCCGTTCATTTTTACGGAGTACTCCATTTAATTGGTCTATCCATCCATCTTTGGATTTCCATCCACCAACCGTTTTTTCACTTACAGTTTTTTCGGATGTAGACAACAATTCGGAAATTTTACGATTCGTAATATCACCGTTATGTTCTTTAAATATTTCATACGCTTTGTTACGGTCTGGACTTCGTTGTCTGGCCATAATTACATAACACCTGCCCCCTTATCCAATTGTTTGTACTTCCTTCTCCAAACACTCAATACATATATGAGCATTATCCGTATTTGCTTCACGGAGATATGTTTTATCAAAATGAGTAATAGTTAATGGCATTTTTAATGTCCACATGCAGGGTTCATTACAAACAGAGCATGTAGGAACGTTTATATTACCTTCTTCCATTTACACCACCTCACGCTAATCGTTTTACAAAATAAAAAAGCAGCGAATTCGCTACTTTAAGAAAATCTTCTTATTAATCATTAAAACCACGGTTGCCATGATGGCATTACATTGTCATCAGATGGCTTCACTTCAGCATCGTATCCATCTAATTTACTCACGCCAATAAAACGCAGTTCCTCTTTATACAAATCACTACTCGATTCAGTTTCCATATTTTCAAGAATGATTGTACCTTGAATTGACTTGTCATCTTCTTCGATTATCGCAACTACATCAACGGGAACACCCATTTCAAATCCATTTTTTCTCACGCGAAGTGACTAACACTCCCCATGTCCACTCTGTAATATCTATAGACTCTGTAGCATTAATCCATTCTTTCTTCGTATTCTCAATTAACCTTACGAATGCGTCGGAGAAATCAATATTCGCGCCATTAACTTTCAATTCTTTTAATTTTTTAGTTATATCTTTAGTAACCAATGCGTCATCTCCTTTTTCTTCCATATTACCATGAAAAAGAATCTTATTTTTAAAAATCCGTTAGGAAATTTATTATATGCACGGGAAATGAATACATATTCAAAATGACTACCGATAAGGTTACTTATGTAAACAAGACTTTCGGGAAATATGCCGTCATATCAACGTTTGTGGCACTTTCAAGAACTTCCACTTACAACATGTTTTATACATCGTTGGTTTTACGCTGTTTTTCCCCTTGAACACCTGCTTTTCCTTGCATAAATTTCACTTAGTTAACTATCACTATTTTTATCGAAATTAATGTAACAAAATATATGATGTGTTACATTAGATGGTTTTTGAAACTTCTTTACAATATTTGGTTTGTGTTGAGTTTGTTTTGTAAAATGCAACACGTTTGGGCTGACCTTTCCTTAACGACAAACAAGACGCCAACCAGAACACGGCAGCGCCTGCTATAATTGCTATACACATGTTTGTTCTATCTATATAGTAAAATAAAACACCCATAATGGAGACATCATAAGATTAGTAACCCTATTTTTCTGTTCATTGATTATTATGTTTATAGACCTAGATTGTGCACATCTATATTCAGTAAGCGCATACCCTAGTACATGAATACTACTTTAGGAGTGATTATATTATGAATCCCTTCCCGATGAGGACTGCTTTTGTAGCTCCAGCTGCGACTTGGCAACATTTACTTCAATATCATTCATATGGTCAATATGGTATGCAACCTGGGCACATTCCCTTTACTCCTACAATTCCGCCTTCTCCCGTAATATACCAATATCATTATAATTTCCCATCATTGTATTTCCAAGAGTTTCACGGTACATTTAACATCTAATATCTGTACCATTGATGTCAATTCATGTTATACCTAAAACAGTATTTAAATACGTTTAATGTATAATTTCTATATAACAAAGAAAAAAGCAACCGTTATGGATGCTCTGATATCAATTATTTATTTGTATTTTAATTACGGTAAATGAAGTTTTACCCTTCTTCCAATCACCTAATATTGCTGCACCAATCTTTTTATGCATTATTAAGTAACTGGAAGAAGAGCAAAAGCTCTCCTTAATAACGGTATCATTCAATCGTTACCATCTGCTGGTTTCGGATTTTATGCGCCATCATTACGAACCGTTTAGAATTTTAAAAACAACATAATGAGTTGTGTTTTCCGCCACTTCCCACAATACAAATATAACACGTTAATTCCAAAATAACCGACACATTTCCTGCCAAAAAGCGGTCACGACTCTGCCAACGTTTTCATAGCTCAAATTTTTCCACTGCATCTGTTAATTCCACTGGTACTCCGAATATACTTTTTTTCATTTCTGTCATTTTCTTTTTAATAATCCAATGTGGATAATTCAATTCTTCTAGAATATTTCTAAAATAATTTGGATTTAGCTTTAACATATCAGGATTTCTTCCAGTATTCCTTTTGTATTTAATTATTACTTCTAATAGTTCTTCATTTAACATGAATCACAATTACCTCCCCCTTGCATTTTATATTTATGTATATACACCATTCGATACCTTGATACTACCACTTACCCATATCTTATATTGTGTGTAACTGACCTCTTTGCTGAACCCTTTGGTATCATTGATTTCATTTAACTTTCTCTTTTGAGTTACACAGTACGAAAATTATGAGTAACTGCATAGGGATACCACCAGCATTTTTCAAAATAGCCTACGCTATGTAAAAAAATAAAACAAGCTGCCCATGTGGACAGCTTGTTTACATATTTCTCGTTATTGGAAGTTAAATTTTATCAGTTTTTCCTTCTTTGAGTACCTGTATTAATTTTTATAACTTGTTTTTTTAAGTAAGAAAACCCCTTTAGGTTCCCATAAAGGCAATTATGTCCAAACTAACTAATTCCTTTTCTATATAGTATTAAAAAAGGAGGTGAAAAAATGAGTAATAATGAGCATAAATCTTTAAGTAAACATAAAGTGAAAATAGAATCGGCACATCAAGAGTGTATTGACCGTGCTTATCGTATTCCCATATTTTTAAGTACGACAACTCATTTAAATGACAACCAACAACGGTTTCTAAACCGTCTAATTTTAGAAATTGAGTATGCTTTGCTTTTTCCACGTACATTGCCTTTAAGTGAAAGTTATCCCGAATCCATTTTAACTGATATTCGTCGTCTAGTTTCATCAAGCTATGGAATGTTGGCAGTAAACCTTCGTCGTTTTAAAATTCAAACAGTTGACGTCAATGTAGGACCTCTTCCACCATCAACTCCATTCTGGGTAGGATCAGTTTATTCACAAGTAGAACCTTCAATGGCTTTTCAATTTGGTCTACCCTTATTATTAGTAAGAGAAGAAGATACTGACGTAAATAATGGAATTTGGGCAGGAGGAATTGCCCCACTTAACCTATTTATAGTTTGGCATTCTGAAACTCAAACTGTAGACCAATTCTTTAACACTCCTGAATGGAGATCAGCTTTTGCAAATTGGAGTGCACAAGTAAGAAATGCTTTTTATATTCAGACAGAACCTAAGTTCAAGTACAGTTGTGAATGATAAACTGGCCCTTTAGTTTTCTAAGGAACACATGAATATTCTATACAAAACTAGTTAATATAACGTCCTATTATCGGTAGCAAGGAAAAAGTGGCCCCTTACTCTGACAAGGGGACCTACTCCTGGTGCGGGTTTTCGGGTTCTCGTTTGTTACTGGATTAGTCGAAAACTGTATAAAATTTTGTATGCTCTTAGCGTAGTTTTTTCAACAATGCTGGCAATACCCCTAGATTTAAAAAGAAAAAAGCAATGATTAGATTTTAAACCTAATCATTGCTTTATCCATTGCATCTTGATTTACACCTATATAACGTAACGTGACCTTCTCTGACGAATGATTGAATATCTCCATAAGTAATGCTATGTTTTTCGTTTGCATGTACATATGATACCCGTACGTCTTTCTTAACGTATGTGTTCCTATCTCATCTAATCCAAACTCTGCCGCTACTCCACTTAATATCTTATATGCCATGCTACGACCAATTGGACGATTCTTCCCTTGTCTGCTTTGTAGTAAATATTCATTGTCTTCTCTTTCTTCAATAAACCTTTTAAGTTCTCTTTTCAGTGCTGCAGTAATTTGTATGCGTTTTTGTTTCCCTGTTTTCTTTTCCCTCATAGATATATGACTGCCTTTGACATCCCCTACTTTTAGTTTCAAAATATCTGAGATTCTAAGACCTGTATTAATACCCATAATGAAGAGAATGTAATTACGTAAGCTTTTTTCCTTAAAGAATTCTTTTAGCTGTTGTATTTGCTCTGGATCACGTATCGGTTGAACAAAATTCACTATTCATTACCTCCAGTTTCTTCTGTCTCGTAAACTTCTAATCCAAGTGCAAAAGCAAGTTTATAAAACGCTTTAGATTTCCAACGTCGATAAGTGCGCTCTGACATCCCTATCTCGTTATAAACCATGTAGTCACACACATCCTCTTCTTCTAAATAACGTTTATAAATAATATCTCTTTGAATACTTCCTGCACGTCCGTTTCCTAATCGATTTAGAAACTGATCAATACGTAATGACATTTTTTCAAGCCACTCTTCTCGTTTGCTTCGTTGAATATTCGCTATAGCAACATCTTCTAGTGGTTTTCCAACTGCATGCGTAGGACCGTGCTCACGTATTTCATAAGAAGGAGTGACTTTCATTTCTTTACGCATCATCCCAAATTGTCTATGTATACGTACGCTTTCCAACACACCTTCTAATTCCTCTTGTGTTGCTGATCTATCGATTTTTGGTAAGAATGATAATTGTTTAGTCATATAAGACCACTCCTTTTTATTTTTAAATTACTTTTGCCTTAAAGCTCCGCGTCTACGTTCATAACGCGGGCCACACATTCCCATTAAATCTTTAATATCACAAGCGCTTAATTTTCTTTTCGTTTTTTCTTATTTTTCTTCTTTACGTAGCTGATCCTTTAGCGCCTTCATTTCCCCATCTCCCTTTTCAAAATAAAAAGGACACCCATTCCTAAAACAGCTTTAATTGCTGCTTTAATGAATTGGTGTCCTCTAGTTTTCTAGCCGGACTATATTCTGTTTGTTTTCAATTTAAAAGAATTATTGTTTTAATTGTTCTATTAAATTACTCTATTCATCGTCCCCTTCCAATTCCTCACTCTCTTCACGTATTTGTCCAATTAATGAAATTACAGAACCAACCGCTTGAACCCAACTTCCTATAATATCTATTAGCTTTCCTTCTTCATTTTCATTAGTTTCATTGTTTACCTCCGTGTCTGTATCTTTCTCCCCATCATTTACACTACGTTCTTTATTAGACTGTTCCTTATTTCTGATACTTTTTAATTCGTCAATACCTCCTATTGCTTGTAATGAATTCCCAATTGATTGCAATAAGTTTCCTATAATATTTAAGGATTCATCTTTATCGGATGTATCCTCAAATTCATCTGCTAATGCTGTAAGTCCACCCAAAGCCTGTGTCCAATTCCCAGCAATCACTAATTTAATTTGTGTTTCTTCTTTAAACCCAATAATCAATCCAGATATTACAGTAACATTACCAATTGATTGGATTTCATTACCGATTTGTTCAAGTGACACTTCTCCTTGACCATCAGCCTCTAAAGCATTTCCAACAGCCTGCAATACGTTTCCATAAACATTTAAATCCTTTCTTACATTACTGCTTATAAAATCAAAAGGCGTACTTCCAATAGCGGAAGTAATTGTTCCTATTGCTGCTACCCCTGCACCAAATATCTCTTTAAATTGATTCTCCATTTAAAACATATCCCAGCATTAAGTAATTAATATAATCCTATTCAATTCCCCATCTCACTGTTAATAATTTTAAATTTCTCTTTACTATCTCATTTTATAATAACGTCTTATAAAAGTATTTTTTAGGAATTATGCAACTTTGTTAAACGTACTTCTATATTAATTTTATACATATTACTGAATCAACTTTATAAACCAACTACATCTTTAAATTTATTAAAATACTTAAGAATCATTATCCGCTCCACACAATGTAAAATGTTCAAAAAGCTCATATTGATCAGCGAAACATTCTAAACATTTTGGACAGATATACATTTGTATCACCACTTTCTTTTAAAATAAACCTTTCATTAAGTTCCATTCCCATGTAACTCTTCCAATTCTGTTTATACTCTAACTGTAACTTTAAGTTACATACCACTTATATTAAAAGGATTATTTTGTTTGATTTTGTTCTTTCCACTTTTCAATACGTCTTTCCGCATAACTTATACCCATCCAATGAGTTAATTCTTCTAAATAAAACGGTTCTCTACATCTCGGACAATACGGCAACATCTTACGTCCTCTATAGCTCTTCTCAAGGCTCTTGATAATTCTTAGATGTGGTTTATATGCTGTGAGCTGTTTCTTCTGTTCTAAAAGGCGTTCAACTTGTCTATTAAACTCTTCATGTTATATAGATAAATCTACAATTGCGTCATACGGATCCACGACAGAACCGCAACTATGGCAAGTTATCCGTTTATTGGTTGTATCAATTACGAACTTTCTATTTTTACATTTGCATATCTTCCCGATGCCACGATTGATACGAGTCTGATCAAGACCAATTATTTTATCTGGTAATTCTTCCATTTTCCTCATTCCTCCTGAATAAAACTCAATATTCCGTTAATAATGCAAATACAGTTTCTGATTTTCCTTCATACCCGAGGGCTTGGTGGCTAGCTTTTGTTAGCTGCTCTTTTTATGTTTTACACGAATAAAATTCTAAATATTTTCCGATACTATGGAAGAATTTAAAAGGTGGTTTTAAATTCTTCCCACTCTTGCTCTCTTGGTCGAGAGGCGAGCAGTTAGCTTTTGCTAGCTGCTCTTTTATTTTTTATCGCTTTTTCAGTTCAAAGTTCATATATTATTTTGAAGCAAAAAATCAACGCTTCTCATATGAAAAAAGGTATTCTTTTTACATTCATTCATTTAATTAACTTAATTAGCTCCTCTCTGAAGAGCACTGTTCAAAGGTGCTCTTTTTATTCATCCGAATAATCTTCACAATTCTGTACATACTACCTGTAAGCAGCTTTTTTAACAGTGATTGCAGCTTGGAACCTTTCGGCAGTTAGCTTTTGCTAGCTGCTCTTTTGTTTCGTTCCTCCTGTTTCTTAAAGAAATCTTTACTTCTTCTTGAATAAAATCAATAATTCGGCATATAATATCTATGCATCTAGATTATTACCTTTGTGTCGAGCAGTTAGACTGGGCTAACTGCTCTTTTATTTGTGAAAAAATGAAATTTTTGTTTAGTTTTCTTTCCTGCATAATATTTCGATATCCGCTTATACTATAGTTGTATCCTATGCTACTTCTAAAAGCGTACAATGGAGCAGTTAGCTACTTCAGCTAGCTGCTTTGTTGTGCTAAATGATTTTTTATTTCTCAACAACCATTATTAGAATTAAAATCCCAATAATGGTAATATGAAAGTAACTTTCAGTCATAATTATTAACATGTCAATTGTTGTTCCCTTTTAAAAGGTCCTGTGTCAACCAGGGCCTTTTAAACTTGTTCCCTACTAAAATAGCTTTTTTTGTTCAAATACTTCACGCCCATGAAAAAATTACATTTGGTATCACGTACTCTTTTACACTAAGAGCTTTGATCCGAAGAGCACTTATATAGTGCTCTTTTTGGTATGGAATGTGAAATAAAGGCTTGCTCTTAAAATCTTTTATGTAATTATTGTAGGGGTTTTCCTTACACCCGTGTGTCTGTTTACTCATAAGTTGTTAAAGTATAAATATAAATTGTTAGTTAATTTATAAGGGAGGTGTAAAAATGAGTAAATTTAAAAAGAATTGTCACATACCCTTTCCATGTGCCTTTCCTTTACCTCAAATCGGGTCTACTGGATTAACCGGTGCTACTGGACCTTCGGGACCTACTGGAGCTACCGGACCTTCAGGTGGACCTCGGGGACCTACCGGGCCTACTGGAATTCAAGGTAGCCTGGGACCTACTGGGCCTCAAGGTATTTCTGGACCTCAAGGGATTCCTGGGATTTCTGGATCTATTGGTCCAACTGGACCTTCTGGAATTCAGGGTATCCAAGGTATCCAAGGCATTCCTGGCATTCAAGGTCCTATTGGACCCACTGGAATAACAGGGGTCACTGGAATTCAAGGGATTCCTGGCATTCAAGGGATTCCTGGCATTCAAGGGATTCAAGGGATTCCTGGTCCGACCGGCCCTCAAGGGATTCCTGGCATTCCTGGTTCTGTAGGTCCAACTGGACCTTCTGGAGCTGTTGGACCTACCGGCCCTTCCGGGGGACCGCCAGGACCAACGGGCCCGACTGGACCTTCTGGGGGACCGCCAGGACCAACCGGAGTGACTGGCCCCACTGGACCTTCTGGGTCACCAGGACCAACCGGACTTCAAGGTATCCAAGGTATCCAAGGCATTCCTGGCCCCACTGGACCTCAAGGAAGTCAAGGGATTCAGGGGATTCAAGGTAATCCGGGGCCTATTGGTCCTATTGGACCCACTGGAATAACTGGGGCGACTGGAATTCAGGGTATCCAAGGTATTCAAGGTAATCCGGGACTTATTGGACCTATCGGCCCGACTGGCCCAACTGGGCTTCAAGGTATCCAAGGCATCCAAGGCATTCCTGGGCCTACTGGATTACCAGGAACCGCTGGAGCTACCGGACCTACTGGGTCTACCGGTCTTACAGTATCTGGGTTATCTCATTATGCTTATGTTTTCAATACAGCAGCTCAAGTTGTTGCCTTAGAAGCACCTATTCTTTTTAATTCACATGGTAGAATGACATCTGGTTTTACTCATACACTGGGAACTTCTCAATTAATGGTTCTTAATGCAGGAGATTATAAAATTTCTTTTTCTGTATCAGGAGTTGAGCCTAATCAATTCACACTTTTTTTAAATGGTGCTCCGGTTACCAGCGCAGTTTATGGATCAGGTGCAGGAACTCAACCAAACAACGGCCAAACAATCCTCGCTTTAGCTGCAGGTGATATTATTACCCTTAATAATCATACTTCCGCTGCTGCAGTTACTTTGCAAACTTTAGCAGGTGGAACACAAACAAATATAAATGCTTCGATTGTAATTGAAAAGTTAAATTAATTATTTCTTGAAGCTCTGGCATTCAATAATCTAGAGGGGATTCTTTTTTCAACAAGTAGTTAGCATTAGCGATTCATTGTCACATTACGATGAAATAGTTATATATTATTTCGAAGCAAGAAACCCTAATCTACTTTTCAACATTTCACTTTTTCCCTAAAGAGCACCGTAAGTAAGTGCTCTTTTCTCATGGAATAAAAACTTGTCGCATTTATACCTGACAAGTATACGTTATTGTATGGAGACTCTCCACTCATGGAAATCTACCTTTCTTGTCTCTGAGCACGCTTATATGTGTGCTCTTTTTCGCTTGTTATGAAATAAAGATTTTGTTTAGAATTTGCACATACGTTAAAAATACACATAGGATATATTGTTACCACTTTTCGATATGAGCCTTGGTCAAAGAGTGCTTTCCCGGGCGCTCTTTTTATGTTTAAATAAAGATTTTGTTTTACTTTTGCTAGCTACCCTTCCCTTGTATAAATGCACCTTTTTTTACATACCATATTAAAATCCAAATAATTCTCTTTTAGGACGGTACTAATTTGAACAAGACATTAAAATACATTTTAATCTTCTTTTGTGCGATGTATTATATTGTAATTATTGGCTGTATTGTCTATCTAAACTTTGTTTAAGAGCATTTTATTCCTCCAAGCAAGAAATCAATCTAAGAACGAACATAAGCATTTATAATTAGGCATAAGGAGCGCTCTACAAGGCGTTCTTTAGCTTTAAAATAAGAATTTTATAAAAAAATGCTCACTTTCAATTCCTCTATTTCCGTCATTTTGATTCTACCTTCCCCCTTATAACAAGATGAGCTCCTTTGTTAACCCTATAAAAAACAACCTAAATATGGTAAAATTTAAATAAGGTAGGTGAATATAATGAGTGGATTTGTAGTTTGCACACTTGTTAGTCTAATCATTGTAATAATGGGTTATCTGATTCATATTAAAAAACAATTATTTCTTATTGCTGGATACCAAGATGCTACTTTTATTGGTGATAAAAATAAACTAGCTAAATTACTCGGCATATTTGCTTACATAGTAGGAATTGCTACTTTTTTACTACCTTTCGGACTTGAATTTTTCGGCGGCATAAGTGGCAAAATCTATGCAACCTGTGTTGTTGCAGGCACAGTTTTTGTTTTGGTTAGAGAACAAATGATTAATAAACCTTTTTAAAAAGAGTCTTAATACGGCTCTTTTTTTATTGATAAAACTAATTCAAATAACTATTTTGTTATAAAGTAACTGCTTCTGCTGCCGGTTTGCTTTTCTCTAATTGTTCAATTGCCATTTGCAATCCTAACCAGTAACCAATTAAACGACGTGGCAACCTTTTACCGAAATTCCAAATGTCTTCCAACGTGTCAGAATCTAAGGAGCTGCTATGATAAACGTCACTTAACCAAAAATGGTAACCTTCCATAGATGAACTCTCATCAATTGCTGAAATAATACGATCATATACTTCCTGTCCGTCTTCTCTTGTTTCGTTTATATCGTAGTCCTTCCAATATTCATCAAGTTCCCTTTTTGCCTTTTCTTCATCAAAATTCCAACGTTCTTCACAAAAAGCCGTTAACTTTTCAGTAAAATACCCTAAATTGAATCCTTTAATATTTTCTAATGTTGCTGGACATGTAAGGTTATACACCGCTTCGCCAATATCCCCTGAAATAAATACGTTATATCCTGCAAGAACAAATTTAGTACGATACATATTTGTTCCAGGCTTGCCCCAATAAACAACCTGTAACCCTTCTTCACCTTGAATTTCAGCTACATGATCTACAAACCAATTCTCTCTAATATCTTTAGTTGCTTTTTCAACGTATTCCATTTTTCATTTCCCCCTCTTTGTATTCAAATAACGCTTTTGTAATAAATTCTCTTAATAAAATCCTCTTGTTACAATTATCCCTTCAATTAAAATTACTTCCTATGAGCCGTGCCCCCTTAATAAAAACAAGCATCTAATAAGGTGAAGCATTTTTATATTTCGATAAGTATTATTTAACAAATGAAAGGATGTTGTATATGTGTTGTTGTACAGACCCTCAGTTTGTCTCTATTTCTACATGCAATTCTTTCACGACAACAGGAGGTGATGTAGTTGGTGGAGCTACAGTATTTAACAATACTGGAGGTCCAGTTCTTTCCGGCTATGTCACTCTTACTAATAACCCTGCAAGTGGTGCAATTACTGCCTTTTTAGCGAACAATGGTACAAATATTATTGGCCCAATAACTCCAGGTAATAGCCAAACTGTTTTTGTGTCAAACATAGGAACATTGGTTGCTTTTTCTGGCACCGCTGGTCAACCTGTTAGTGGTAGAGTTTGTGTTGAAGCTGCACGTCAAGTAGCATAGATTGTCAGAAAAAGATATTAATTCATTTTGGATTTAATATCTTTTTCTTAATTTATATACAACGCTTATACTATTGAAATGAGGCATTATATTATGAAAAAAAATTCTTTGGATTTTAAATATCTATTTCCAATACCCTGTGCTTTTCCAATACCAACCTGTGATTCATTACCAATACCAAAAGAAAAACAAAAACTTGTATGTAATGAAATTTGTGGTAACTTTCTACTTAATGACAACCCTACCTTTCTAGAAGTTTGGGAAAAGAGAATAGAACAACCTGTTACTGCTACTGTCACAGTCTTTAACAGTTTACAAAGTTCACTAATTGAAGTTAGCGTACAACAAAGCATGAGTAAGTCCATCCTTTTCATAGTCCCTCCTGGAAATTCAATTTCCAAAACAATTGAAGATACACAATCAGTTACTATTCGTCTCTTAGAACCTGGCAGTGCAAGCGGAAAATTCTGTTTAGATATACATTTCGCTATAAAGTCCCTATAAATATTGAAGGGGCTTATACATACTCTCAAAAACCTCTTCCTTTTTTCTTAATAAAATTCAAATTTGATTAAAGTAACTGTGTTTTTCGTTCTTCCATACGAATTACTTTTCCACTTTGATATACAAATGATTGTTCACCAAATCCACCTTGGGGTGGTTCTATTAGTTGGACCTGACCATTTTTAACAACATATATTCCGTTTATTTTCAAATCTATTTCAGCTGTCATTTCTACAAGATTTTCTTTAATACTTCCCACTAAAACCACTCCCGTATGTTATGATTATTTTGTCGAAGCAAGTCGGGAGCAATCTCGACTTTTTTATTTTGTTATAGATATTCCACAACATTATCGGGAATAAATGATTGTTCTAATGATAAATAAAGTCGTATTGAAATCGGTTCTTTATTATCTCTCGCAGACTTGCAAAGCTCCTCCGCTTCTTCCCAATCGAACTGCTTATCTTCCACTCGCTTAAATCTCCAAATTCCAATTGTATATTCCTCAAATAATTCATACTGATCATCTGGCGCTGTTGTTGGTTTTAATTCATCAGTGGCTCTTACTTGTTTTGGCACTTGAACAACTACATCCGTAAAACGAACTTTAGAATTTAATCGATGAATGTGTGCTTTCTCAGTATCAAATGCTACTACAGGCTCAACATCAAATATTGTTAACTGCTTTGGCATTACAATCCTCCTAAGCCTCTTTTTTATATTTAGATAACACTTGTTCTAAACGTTTACGTTCACCCTCTAAATCCATTTCATCGTGCTTTACAGGCTGGGATTGCACTTCTGTATCTTGTGTATGTAACCAATCAGGGACGATTTCTTTTCTAGTATTACTTCTCCCACCACGAGACTGGTATTTCTTACGGAATTGAGTTTGTGCAGCTTCAACATCAGTAATACTCTTATACCCCTTAGCATGCCAATCTCTTAAAATACCTTGTACATAAGACATATTAGGCGCATTCTTTTCTAAAGCTATTTTCATTGCTTTGATAACAAGCTGTGCATTCAAATCTTCAATCCACGCATTAATTCCTTCAGCCACAAATGGTTTAAGAACTCCAAAATTTTGCTCATAAAATATTATTGGATTTTCTTCTGCAACTTTTTTATCTCTTGAGCAGCTTGCTGCTTCTTCTTTTGTTTTTGTTTCTTCTTTTTCTTTTGTTTCTGTTTTTGTTTCTTCTTTTTCCTTCATAGGGTCTTCGAAGCCCCTTATAAGCCACTCAAAACGAGCTTGGAAGTATTCCTTAATACGAGGAATTTTAAAATCTTGCTGCTTTTCTAACTCTAAACATGTCTCATAAAAATCAATTAAAAAATCTTCACATTTAATATTCTGGATTTCTTTTAACACACACTTTTCAATATTCAAATTTGTAATAGCATTGAATTTAAGCCAATTAAGCAACATAATTTCTTTCGTCTTTTTGTTGTAATAAATTTTCCCGTAATCAGCAAAACGCTCTAGCAGCTTCTCAACCGTCTCACGGTTATACCCTGTATCCATTTCTATCACTCGTAGTGGAAGCTCATAGATACCACTCTGAGAAGTTTTGCTATTAGTCATTAAGTATAAGTAGAAGTATTTCTCCTCCGGTGTAAGATCTAAAACGAAAGCATCTTGCCAATATGAAACTTGAACAGGTCTATAAACTGCCATATTATTCATCCTCCATTGTTTTACTTGATTTGCTTTGATATACTTAATCCAATTCTATTTTTAGAAAGACTCTCTATAAGAGTCTAAAATCTATCACTCTGCCAAGTGATAGATTTTTTATTTTCTTCGACTAACTACTGATGCATTGATCCCCTGCCCTTGAAGGCTTTTAACAACTACACGATAACTCTTTGATACATCGTGATCCTCTTTTTCATTACGAAGGCTCTTGAATTCTTTTGCGCATCTATTTAATTCCTTCTCCCAATGATTTGCTTCATCTAATGAACCAGCATTGAACATGTTATGAATACATGTCACCATGCAGTTATGTAATTCATTTGCAAAAGCAAAATCACCTGGTAGAACTAAGTCAAACAGACGATTACATTCTACTTTCATAATTTGCTCCCCATTTTTAATAATTTGATACTGTACGCATCGTTATGACCAGAATGTAATGTATACTAAGCGGTTAGAGTTAACAAATCTTTCTGGTCATAACGACAAGCACAACAGCTTGTCACACTAAATTGTTATATGCTATAATTTATCTACTGTCATGATTGGCTATCGCAGGCTACGCGGTAGCCTTTCCTTTTTTCTTTTTGTTTTTCAAAACAAATGCTGCTTCTATAATTCGAATTCTTATCTCCATTAATTTCTTCTCTTGTTTTAGGTCCCTAGCTTTCATATAGTCTCCACAAACTGCTGCAATTCGAATATCACCATATAAATTTGCTTCCTTACGAATTAGCGTTTTATATTGATTTAAAGTCGGACTTGCATAATCAATTGTCATAACTTAAACCTCCCCAATAAAATAATTAAATTAACCTTTTATATACTTCCTAGCTCGTAATGATACTTTCCAGTACTTAAAGATTTCTTTCATTGAAAAACCATATTGATCACATAGGACCGCTACGAGGCTCATCATCGAACCTGTAGCATCCAGGACTTCATGCATTACCTTTTTCAAATCCTCTTTCTCTCTTTCGGACCAAGTTTGTGAAGGCTTAGACCAACATACTGTATCAAGTTGTTCCAACGCTTCATTGGTCTCTTGTTGGACCATGTACCTCATACTTGCAGGATGTAGATCTATAAGCTCTCCATTAAAAAATGGGATACTAACATAACCAGTAGCTTCACTCCACATTTTGAAAAACAGTTGTGGATCATCAATGCCTTCTGTAATACATTTTCTTAAATCCTCTGGTAACTTTCGTTTTTCAGTTTCATATTTTGCTAGTGACTCACGACTCACGGGGATTTCTAAGGAGAGTTGTTCTTGGGTGATTCCCTTTCGTTTGCGTGCCATAGCAACTTCTTTTCCTATGGACATCGTTTACTTCCCCCATTCGTACCTAAAGCAATATTTATTTGTGACAACTTACTATGATAATTTGTTATTAGACGGATTCTTTAAATGGATTGTAATACTCAGTATTGTTTTCTACCCATTCAGTGTGATTCTCCATCCACTTAAAAAGAAGGTGTGTAGGAATAAGAACTCCTGCTTCGCGACATACCGGAAAATCAGAACGGTTTAATAGCTCAGATGCTTTGGTTCGTTTAATATGTAACAGATCCATTAATTCTGTAATGGTTAAAAATGGCGGTAATTCTTTCATTGGTTGAAGATGTTCAGTTGCTCTTTGTACTTCTTCTCGGATTATTTTACGGAATGATTCGATGTCAAAGTTAATCATAAATATCACCTCATTTTGCTATTTCAATAAATTCGCATTTGAAAATAGATCCTCAATTTCGCAATCCAATGCTGTTGCTATTATAGGTAAGTGGTCCGCCTTAAATGTATAATCACCTTTTTCATACTTCATATAAGTCGATGCATTTTTAAAACCTAATATGATTGCTAATTCTAGTAATGTAATTTCAAGTTCCGAACGCCTTCTTTGAATAAAATTTAAGTTTAATTTCCTCAAAACCTCACCTCCTATATTTGCTAAAACAGCAAATTCATACCCTAATATTACTTTGCTGTTTTAGCAAAGTCAACGCCTTTTTTGCTATTTTAACAAAATAGCTTTTCCATTTTAGAAAAAATGATAATATATTTCTAGGTAAGCTCGTAATTTACTGATTAATTAACACAAAAACCCGTCCCATAGAAAGTTGGTGAAAAAAATGTCAGAATCTACAATTGGCTACCGAATAAAAAAATTGCGAGAAGAAAATAAATGGTCGCAGTTAGAATTTGCAGAGAGAATGGGAATTAACAACAGTGTACTATCTAGAATTGAAAGTGGTAAAAGACCTATTGAAGACTCTCTTATTAATAAAGCTGCTGACATTTTCGATGTATCCACTGACTATCTTCTTGGAAGAACAAATGTTTTTGTTAATAAGTTAAATACAGAAAATCCCCTTGAAGATCCAGAACTAGGGCTTTGGTTTAAAGATATTCAAGATGCATCTCCAGAAAAGCGTGAAGAACTAATACAATTCTGGGAATTCATTAAACTGAAAGAAAACAACCGCAAATTTGGTAAAAAATAAAAACACGCGAATATGGCGTGTTTTTATTTAGTTAAATTCTAGTTAATTATTCCCATAAATACATTAGGATAAAAACTTATATTACTATTTAATTTTCTTTATATACAAAAAAAAGTAACTTTTAAGTTACTAAGAAGATTTTTATCAATTTACTTTTTAAAATTTTAAAGCATTATTAATTGGACAAGATATAATCATAAAATTTAATACCCTTCAAAAAAAACATAAGAAAAAGAAGCAACCATATGCTTCTTTTTCTTATGCTTTTCTTTATGTATTTTTTCATTTTTTTAGAATCAACATACCTACTTTAATTTAGTAGTGCTCTCGTTCTAATGATTATTAAGTCCCTTTATTAAGAAAAATTGTTTGAAATGTTTATCTTTTATAGATATTAGTCCATATAAAGAATTTAAACCTTCAACTTTATCTTTTATATAACCTAAATAATGATAGTCTTCCCCTTTAAAAAAATAACCTAAATCTATCAATTGTTCATCTTGCTTTAACAATTTAATTTTTTTTACGGAAGTTACATAATGTTGCTGTAAAGCAACTAATAAAACTGCTTTTAGGAAACAATACTTATATGAGGAAGTACTAAACGTAATCTTTGTTGAAAGAAGTTCAGTTAATTTTTTACTTAGTTCCAAATTTGGTTTTATATTATCAATATCATCATATAAGCTTTCAATTATTAACTTTATTTTTTTATGACTAAATGTTTTAACAAAGCTTTTAATTAAAAAACCAGCACATTGATAATGTCCTAATTCAATTGCTTTTATAATCCCTAAAAACATAACCCTAGATATTTTGTAATGTAATTCATAATCATCTTCTATATTTCCTACAAGTTTTTTCATTTGAATCGGTACGTTGTTAATCTTCGGCATTTCCTTAGTTTTCACTGTAGCACTATTCATTAAGTTCAAAAACACATTTGTAATATCTGTTAATAATTTCAAATTATTCGTATGTATTGCCCTTATAAGTAAAGAAGTTGTAAGGGATAAAAAATCATTTTGATTATAAAATTTCTTTTTATCTAACTCCTGTGATATAAGAGCTCCAAACACCCTAGCGGTCCTGTTATCATTGTTTTTGTAAAGAGTAAGAATCACTTGACAAATCATGCAGTAGTATTCATTATAAAAGTCCTTAAATAAGGACTCTAAATCCATATGATCCGAAGATTTAGTTTTCTTTTTAAAAACTTTCCACTCTCTTTTTAAATCAATATATGGATAAAAAGAGTTTGGCTTTATTGAACAAAAGTCATCAATGATTAAATTAATTTCATTATCTTTTCCACCTTTAAAAGAAATTTCTAACAGGTCATTTAAATATTTCAAAGTACTAACATACAAATAATAGTACAAAGTACCTGAGTACGGAACAACCTTACTGAAAACATCTTGGCTAGAATTAATTTCAATTAACTTCTTTACTAATACATTATTTATTAATTTAAATGAATTTGTAAAATCATTACTTAATTTATATTTGTCTTTAGCAATTAATATTTGAAAACAAATCTCAGATGCAATACTTACATTTTTTATCTCTTTTTGCAATTTCGAAGCAAATTTATGATCATTTTTAACCCCTTCTTTTTTCTCTTGAAACAGTTTATCAATATTTTTAAAACTTTTTTTAATACTTTCTATGTTATAGTTAAACTCTTTTATAACATTTATATTTCTCAAAATACGTCTATATGAATATACAGCTAACACTAACCATAGTAATGATAAAAAATCTAAATAGATTAAATTATAAAAGGATAGGTCTTTTACTGTAGCTGAATCAAAAATTAAAAGAACATTAGATAAAATTAACAAAACCGTTGTACTTATAAACATAATTAGTGTTTTTGATATTTTTTTCTTAAATAAAGAATACGCTACTTCTTTTTGTTCTCGATAAGCAAAAATAAAAATTGTAAAACTCAATGGAATCAATGTTTTAATAATTACATTCAT